AGAACCATCTCAGAAAGGAACACCAAATGCTCATCGCGTTTGTCATTCAGTCAGTCCTCCTCGTACTCGTGACCATTGCCCTGCTGCTCAGCCTCTACACGGTTGGGAAGCAGGACAAGAACATCACGATCCTGAAGAGGCACGCTCGCGACCTCCACGAGGAGCTCCACAAGCACCTCTCTGACGAGAAGTAACTCTCACCCCATAACCCCTGACACGGGTTATGGGCTTTTCGAAAGGTCAATCATGAAAGGAAGCAGATGTCAACTGGTCTTGTGCGTTCTCTGGGACGAGTGGTATCCACCAACGCGCCCGTTATTCTTGCAGGAACCGCTGTGGTCGGAGTCATCGGAACTGCATATCTGGCGGTTGTCGGAGATCGAGCAGCTCGACTCCGTTGCGAGGAACTTGATCTCGATAGCCCTCCGTCACTCCGAGACTATCTCAGTGTCTCCTGGGATCTGTATATTCCGGCTGCTGTTGCCGGAGCTGCCACAATTGCCGCAATCGTCGCTCTTCACACGGTTGGAGCCAAGCGTACGGCTGTTGCGATGGCTGCAACCGCCCTCACCAAGGACGCCTACGATCGCTATCGATACGCCGTAGAGGAGATCGTCCCGGTTGAGCAGCGACAGCATATCCGGAGCAAGGCCGCAGAGAGGATCAAGCTCCCGGAGAATCGTCAGAACGTCGTACTTATCGAGGGGGGTACAGTACTCTGCTTCGATGCCCACTCGGGAAGGTACTTCCGGTCGTCGACGAATCATCTACGACGTGTTGAGAACGAGCTCAATGCAACCATCATCAATGAGTCCTCCGTGTCGCTCAACGAGTTCTACGAGCGAGTAGGTCTTCCGACCAACGCCATGGGGGACCAGCTCGGATGGAAGCTCGGTCACCAGATCGAGCTCCAGTTCACGACCCGACTGAGCGAGTCCGAGGAGCCCTGTGTGGTGGTCGACTTCATCGTGGAGCCCATTCCGGACTGGTTCAAGCTGTCCTGACGCATAATCAACATGGTCCATAATGAGAACAGAAAGGAACTCATTATGGACACTCCCTCTAATGCGATCACGACCAGAGACATTCTCCTCACCGGGTCAGCGATCTACATCGTTGCCTGGTGGGTGACTATCGACTACTGGTTCGATCGACTGGCGTCCTATCCATCCTAGAACTCACACCTATAACCCATCACGGGTTATAGGTCTTCTCGCGCGTACTTCTCGTCCTATAATGAGAACCATCTCAGAAAGGAATTCTCAAATGCGCCTGCTCTATACTGCGTACATCCTGTCTTTCAATGCATGGCTCATGCATGTCGACCCACTCGGGATCGTCATGAATGAGGTCATCCGTAAGGATCTGATTGAACCAGTGATGGATGACTGCATCGAGAAACTCAACGAGAAGTAACTCTCATCCCCATAACCCCTAACANTATCATGTCTACCAATGAGAACGACTCCAAGGACACCAAGGAGATCGGTGCGCTCGCCGCATTCGTTAAGTCCCCCGAGGCCAAGAAGTACTACCTCGAACTCGCTGGTTCAGTGTTCAAGGCGGTTGCTATTACAGGCGCCGCTGTTGTCACTGCGAACCTCGTTTCGAAGGCTTTTGTCTCGGATGACGAGAACGACGACTCCGACTCCGAGTCCGAGTCCTCTGACGACATCATCGACGAGTAATTCTCACCCCCATAACCCCTAACACGGGTTATGGGGCTTTTTATAGGAGCAACATGATTCGCAAGACCCTCACTGCCGAGAACTTCGACGGGGATCCCGTCAAGATGATCGCCTACTTCAACCTGAACAAGAAGGAGCTGATGGATCTCATCTACTCCGAGCTCAGCACGGACAAGCCCAACGGGATGATGCGCCAGATGCTCAGCTCCGAGAGCTCGGACCGGGAGTACATGCGCAGTGTTAGCGGCATTGAGGCATACCGGTTCTTCACACGTGTGGTCGACGCCGCCTATGGCGTTCGTGATGAGGACGGGGTGCACTTCCGGAAGTCGCCCGAGCTGCTCGACGACTTCCGGTCCAGCGTGTTCTACGAGGACTTCATCTTCTCTCTTGCCGAGGACGCCGAGAAGGCCGCAGCGTTCATCAACGGCGTGTTCCCCAAGTCGCTTGTCGAGAAGGCCAAGCAGGAGGGCATTCTGAAGTGACGCGAAGACAACTAGGGGCATAATGAGAACCATTTCTAGAAAGGACTGATTATGCCCCTAGTTGGTCTAGCTGTTGCGCTCATATGCATGATGGTTATCATAATACCATGGTACATTGAGCCCTAGTGACCTCGGACTAAGTCCGAAACTAGACACATCTCAGCCTATAACCCCTAACACGGGTTATAGGTTTTCTAAAGAACAGGAACATGCATGACAACTCCTCCGATCCGCCCGGAGTTCCCGGGAAACAGTGAGGCGGACAAGCAGACACGACCAGAACCGAAGATGATCACGTCGAAGCCCGCTCGAGCTCAGAGGGAGAGCTTCGGGTCTAAGGCCCGTAAGGCCATGATCACCTCGGATATCCAGTCCGTCGGAGAGTATATTCTCTGGGAGGTTGCTCTCCCCGCCGTCAAGCAGGCCATCTCGGACGTGGTCACCACGGGTATTGAGCGACTTCTCTACGGGGACGGCGCATCCCGACCGACACAGAGGTCCTCCTCGTCGTACACGTCGTACAACCGAGCATATCAGTCTCGGACCTACTCCCAGAGCCCGCCTCGACCGCAGATCGATCGTTCCCGACGGTTCAAGCTGGTGGCACTCGATGACCGAGCCGAGGCGGACAACGTGCTGCGCGAGCTCGAAACCATTATCCACGAGTACGGATCCGCGTCTGTCGGCGATCTGTACGGAATGGTGGGCATGCCGACGCGATACACGGATGAGGACTGGGGCTGGACGGATCTGTCCGGCTCATCGGTCCGACGAGTCCGAAACGAGTACATCATCGATATTCCAGACCCCAAGAAGCTCTGAAGGAGAGACGTATCATGAACTTCTCAGTCATCCGACGCGCACTCAGCGTCGCCGGACTCACTGTCAGCAAGCACGCCCCGGCCATCTTCACAGGAATGGGGGTCGTCGGATTCATCGGTACCGCCGTCCTCTCATCGAGGGCCACACTCAAGGCCAATGACGTCATGGACCCCCATCTCGAGTCCCTGTGCCGGATCGCCGATGCCGAGTCCCTCGGGGAGGCGGGTCGGGCGGAGTACACCCCCGAGGACGCCAATCGCGACAAGATCACGGTCTACAGCCGCCTCGCAGTCGACCTGACGAAGCTCTATGCGCCGGCCATCGGTCTCGGTGTGCTGTCAACAGTACTCATCACTGGCGGTTACCGTATTCAGGCGAAGCGTCTTGCCGGCGTCACAGCCGCATACGGTGTCGTCAGCAAGGCGTACGAGAACTATCAGAAGCGGATCGAGACTGCTCTCGGAGAGGAAGGGAAGAAGCGCCTCGATGGGACGCTCATCGATGCCGCGCAGCAGCAGATCGCCGAGTACAAGGCGGAGAACGGCTCTGAGACACCCATCACGGACGGTCATGTCGACTCGCTCCTCAGTGCATACAACGTCTCGCAGTACGGTCTCGTCTGGGACGAGAACTGCAAGAACTGGGAGGCCCATCAGGACCTCGCCCTGATGATCCTGCACGCGCAGCAGCGGTACATGAACGATGTCCTCAGGAGCAAGGGGTACCTGCTCCTCAATGATGTCTACAAGGCCGTCGGCGCACCGGAGACCTCTGCCGGAGCCGTCGTCGGTTGGGTCCACAAGGGCGGGGACGGCGACGGGTACGTCTCCTTCGGGGACTTCGAGTCCCGACAGTACGACGAGTACCACCCTCGGTGGGGACGCAACATCACCAGGTTCATCCTGGACTTCAATGTCGACGGCGTTATCTGGGACATGATCGATGAGGTGAAGGTGAAGTGATTCTCTCCACGAGGGATATTCTCCTCGTGGTCGCCGGAGCACTTGCAGGCGGGGGCATCGGTGCACGTGCCATGACCCCGTCCTGCGGGGCGGACCACGAGATGCTCGAGAAGGACAACGCCGAGCTCGAGGGACAGGTTCACTCGCTGATCCGATCGAACAAGACTCTTCGGGCAGAGCTGAACGACGTCCGAAAGCGCCTGGAGATCGAGGCGGTCAGAAACGCCGAGCTGAGTGATGCTCAGCGCATCAAGGAGCTGCAGGCTCCATATTCGTTCAAGAAGGGAGACAAGATGGATGATGTTGACGAGCTGGGCTGTCTACAGATCACGGAGGAGGAGTACCTCGAGCATCCTGATGGACTGGAGTTCAGGTACTATATCCGAGAGGGGGTCCTGATCGACGAGAACGGGGACGAGGTCACAGCTCTCGAGGATATTCTGGGCAAGCAGCTCGAGACAGTGGCTTGTCCGGTCAACGGGTCGACTGACATCTATGTGCACAACACATGGAAGGACCTTTACTGCGCATGTGCGGTTACCGACGCTCCGTTCGAGAGTCAGGAGGACTGATGTTCGACGACACATATCTCAGCTGGTTGATCGCTCGTTGCGGAGGCGAGAAGGACGAGCCTTCGGAGTCCTACACGATGCTTCTGTCGAACCTTTACGCAATCCCTTTCCACTCCGACATCCCGAACGATATCAACCGTATCGAGGACGGGCGTCGTCTACGGGAGGAGTACGAGAACCTCACTGGCAGGAGCTTCGCAGGCATTGACCAGGTCAGCGTCCTCGAGGTCCTGATCGCTCTCGCCGACCGTCTGGACTTCCAGCGAGAAGGTCGTTTCACAGATGACGAGACGTTTTGGGAGCTTATTGAGAACCTGGATCTCATAGAGGTCACTGACGAACGATACGCCATCAACCAGGACGGATACTTCTTCAGCGTGAACGACCAGGTCCAGCACTGGATGGATCGCAGGTACCAGGTCACCTGTTTTCCCGGGAGCACGATCAAGGGCACGGAGCTCTGGTACCAGATGATGACGTACGTGGAGAACACGATCTAACACAGTAAGGAGTCTCGTGGACTTCTACACCATCAAGGAGCGCATCACAAGGAACGGCGTTCGTGAGATATGGCCGGGCTTCCTCAATGGGACGTTTCAGGACATCATGATTCGAGGAGGGGGGTTCTACGCCGTCTGGGACGCCGGTAAGGGTCTGTGGTCGACCTCCCCCGAGGACCTGATCCGACTGGTGGATGAGGACCTGATCCGTTACGGCAACGAGGGCGCCTCGTCCGAGGGGAGGACGTATATTCGCACTCTTCGGGACGAGGACTCGCAGTCATGGGCGAAGTACGTGGCCTGGTCGAAACGAGCGGTTGAGCACTTCCGACCTCTTGACGAGCGTCTCGTGTTCTCGGACGAGCCATCGCGCCGAGAGATGTATGCGACTCGACGTCTCGAGTACACTTTGTCGGAGGGTGGCCACGAGGCCTTCGACAAAGTGCTCGAGACGCTGTACGACCCGGATGAGCGCGAGAAGCTCCTGTGGGCGATCGGCTCGATCGTCGCCGGGGACAGCAAGCGCATACAGAAGTTCTTTGTGCTGCACGGAGCTCCTGGCTCGGGAAAGTCCACTGTGCTGAACATCATATCTTGGCTGTTCGACGGGTATGTCGGCACATTCGACTCCAGGGCCCTTGTCAGCCGGAACAACCAGTTCGCTCTGGAGGCGTTCAAGAAGAATCCACTCGTGGCGATCGATCATGACGGAGACATGCAGCGACTCAGCGACAACACGCTTCTCAACTCGCTGGTCTCTCACGAGAGCATGATCGTGAACGAGAAGAACAAGGCGCTGTACGAGATGGCGTTCCACGCGATGATATTCGTGGGCTCGAACAAGCCCGTGAAGATCTCGGACTCCAAGTCCGGTCTCATTCGAAGGCTCATCGACGTCTCGCCCTCGGGACGACACCTTGAGCGGGGCGAGTACGAGCGGCTGATGAACGGCATCAGGACGGAGCTCGGAGCGATCGCCTGGTACTGCCGCGAGGAGTATCTCCGAAGAGGGGAGTACTACTACGACGGCTATCGTCCTGTCCGGATGATGTACCAGACGGATCCGGTGTACAACTTCGTCTCGGACATGTCGTTCGAGATCGAGAGCGAGCCCCAGATCACGCTCAACCGTCTGTATACGATGTACAAGGAGTACTGCAAGGCCAGCACTATCCCGGAGGTGCTGCCCCGCTATATCATGAAGGAGGCGCTGAAGGCGTACTTCGGCGACTATCAGGAGCGGGTGCAGATGGACGGGCACAGGGCACGATCGGTATACTCCCGGTTCCGGTCCGAGCTCTTCGAGCAGTCAGTAGCCACTGAGCCGGCCCGAAGAGAACCGTGGCTCGCTCTCAAAAGTCAGCCGTCGCTTCTAGACGAGCGCTACAAGGACCGTCCTGCCCAGTACTCGTCCGAGAACGGGACGCCGAGGCAGAGATGGGACGACGTCCGCACGACACTATCAGACATCGACACGCGAAAGGAGCACTATGTCCGACCACCAGAGTCCGAGATCGTTATCGACTTCGATCTCCGTTCGGGGGAATCCAAGTCATATTCTAGAAATTCTGAGGCCGCTGGTGAATGGCCTCCAACATATGCCGAACGAAGCAGAAGCGGGGCAGGTCTCCATCTCCATTACGTATACGAGGGAGAAGTCGCAAGACTCAGTCGAGTCTACTCCCCCGGAATCGAGATCAAGGTCTATTCCGGACGTTCGGCTCTCCGCAGAAGGTTGACCGAGTGCAATGATATTCCTCTTGCTGTACTCGGGGAGGGCGATCTCCCGCTCAAGGAGGTTCCCGTGCTGAACACCCAGACTGTCCAGAGCGAGAAGTCCTTACGAGAGCTCATCAAACGAAATCTCAGGAAGGAGATCCATCCGGGCACGAAACCGAGCATCGACTTCATCAGGAAGATCCTGGACGACGCCTATGCCGACAAGCTCCCGTACGACCTTACGGACATGCGGCAGGCGGTCATGGCGTTCGCTCTTCGATCGACCCATCACGCCGAGTACTGCCTCAAGCAGGTCAGTCAGATGCAGTTCAGGTCCGAGGACGACCCCGAGGAGTCATATCCTCCGGCGGATCCTGACGGGGAGATCGTCTTCTTCGACACGGAGGTCTTCCCGAACCTCCTTCTGATCAACTGGAAGGTCCGAGGACGGGACGAGGTCTACCGCATGGTGAACCCCGAACCGTCAGAGGTCGAGGAGCTCACTCAGCACAAGCTCGTGGGATTCAACAACCGGCGGTACGACAACCACATCCTGTACGGTCGTATCCTGGGGTACACGAATGAGCAGCTGTTTCTTCTCAGTCAGAAGATCATCAAGAACATACTGGATGCCGGTTTCCGGGAGGCGTACAACCTCTCGTACGCGGACATCTACGACTTCTGCTCGAAGAAGCAGTCGCTCAAGAAGTGGGAGATCGAGCTCGGAATCCATCACAAGGAGCTCGGTCTGCCGTGGGACAAGCCGGTTCCCGAGGAACGATGGTCGGAGGTCGCGGAGTACTGCGACAACGACGTCCGAGCCACAGAGGCTGTGTTCGAGGCGCGCCATGACGACTGGACCGCTCGTCAGCTCCTTGCGGACATCGCCGGTATGACTCCGAATGCAACGAACAGGATCCTGGCGTCGAAGATCATATTCAAGGGAGACCGCAACCCGCAGGCGTCCCTGGTGTACACGGACCTGTCCCTGGAGTTCCCGGGATACAGGTACGAGTACGGGAGGAGCACGTACCGCGGTGAGGAGGTCGGCGAGGGCGGGTACGTCTTCAGCACACCCGGGATCCACAGGAACGTGGCTCTTCTGGACGTCGCGTCGATGCATCCGACGAGCATCGAGTGCCTCAACATGTTCGGTCCCTATACGCAGCAGTTCTCCGATCTCAAGGCGGCTCGGATCGCCATCAAGCACGGAGAGCTGGATCGGGCAAAGACGATGCTCGGGGGTGCTCTGGCACCGTATCTTGACGACGAGACGAGCACGAATGCTCTGGCATATGCTCTGAAGATCGTCATCAACAGCGTCTACGGCCTGACTGCGGCGCCGTTCGACAACGCGTTCAGGGATCCTCGCAACGTGGACAACATCTGCGCCAAGCGAGGCGCGCTCTTCATGATCGACCTGAAGCACTTCGTGCAGGAGAAGGGCTTCACCGTCGCGCACATCAAGACGGACTCGATCAAGATCCCGAACGCCACGCCAGAGATCATATCCGAGGTGATGGAGTTCGGAACCAGGTACGGCTACACATTCGAGCACGAGGCGACGTACGACCGCATGTGCCTGTTCAACGACGCGGTCTATATCGCTCATGATGGCAAGGGCTGGCACGCCACCGGTGCCCAGTTCCTGCACCCGTACGTCTTCAAGACGCTCCTGTCCCACGAGGAGGTCGTGTTCGACGACTATTGCGAGACCAAGAGCGTCACGACGGCGATCTACCTCGGGGATCACGACCTCGATCCGGACACGTATCAGTTCGTCGGACGAGTCGGTCGTTTCGTCCCGGTCAAGGAGGGAGGACTCGATATCCTTCGGGAGAAGGATGGGAGGTACTCCTTCGTCAGTGGCTCCAAGGGGTACAAGTGGCGTCAGGCGGAGGAGCTGCAGGGCGACGTCGGCCTTGTCGATGACGCCTGTGCCAGGTCCCTGGTCAACAAGGCGATCGATGCCATCAAGGAGTTCGGGGACCCTGAGGAGCTCCTGTCCTAGGGAGAGTCGGGAACCGCGAGATATCCCTGCAATCTCGCGGTTCCTGCATGGGTTATAATGGAACCCATCACTCCTTGAAAGGAACTACCATGACTGCTTTTGCCTTCGTCATCACCGCTCTTGTTGCGATCCTGACCTCGGTCGTGTCCTTCCACATCGGCGCTGCTTCGCAGCAGAACACCGATGTTCGGAAGTTCGCGCACCTTGCGTCGGTGAGCTTCAACACGCCGGTGGACAAGAAGACGCTGCGAGTTATGCTCAACTCAATCAACAAGTGAAACCCCGACCCATAACCCCTAACACGGGTTATGGGTTTCTTTACGAAAGGAACAGAACCGTGCACCTCATTATCTCTCTTCTCGTCTCCGCTCTCATGGGCTTCCTCGCTGTTCTCTTTGTAGGAAAGGACTGCCCCTACACACGCACCCGTGAGATCATTGGCGTCTTCGGACTCACGGCCGCAGTCTCCTTCGGTCTGCTCAGCCTGCTGGCTCTGGAGGTGCTCCCGTGATCTCGCTCTTGCTCATCGTGGTTGGCAGCTGTCTCATCATCAGTGGGATCATCGTGTACCTGGCATGGCGGGACAACTTGTTCTCGAGTACTGTCGGCTACATCATCGTGTTCCTGGAGCTCATTGCTCTGACCTCGCTCTTCTCGGTTGCCCTCTTCGGCAGCGTGTTCCTACTCGGAAGGATGATCTCATGATGGATCAGATCTACATCAGTGCCATAGCGGCTATTCTGTTCGTGCTTATCAGCACTGTGCAGGGGGTATTCGATCACTGGTATGAGCTTCTCCTCGGATCGGTACTCGTCGGTGTCCTCATGTTCTGCATTGTGAAGGTTATCGGCGCATAGGTCGCGAAAAACACATAGATCATAATGAGACCCCTCTACTTCGAAAGGAAACTACAATGCTCGCTACCTTCGCTGTCATCGGCACCGTTGCTTTCGCCGCCCTCGTGGTCGGCGCTGCTATGGTGCTCAAGGACAACGCTGACGAGATCCTCGACTCCATCAACAAGTAAACCCCTCACTCCTATAACCCCTAACACGGGTTATGGGTTTCCGTCATGAAAGGAACAGCTATGACGGACCTTGTCCTGTGGAAGAGCTACGACCGGGTTCTGTTCACCTTCCTCAAGGAGGAGAACCCGACGTACACGGACATCCTCGAGCGGGCCATGCTCGAGATCAGGCACCAGTTCATGCTCAAGGACGACAAGCGGGATATCGCGGTCGACGCGGATCGTCTGAAGTTCTGCATTACGTCCTGCCCAAACCCTCGTGTCCTCTACGTCGCGGTCGGCATCTATCGCAAGGTCGTCGAGACGGACGGCATTGAGCTCTTGGATGGTCCGGGACAGACCAGGACCATTCCCTGGTCCGAGGCCTGCGATCTTATTTACACCGAGTATGAGCTGAAGTACGTCGGTCTCAATCTTATGACCAACAAGCTCGTGTATGAGATCAACTGAAAGGAATGATTATGGCGAACAAGTCACTGGTATTCAAGGACGTCAAACTCATCTTCACCAACTGGGCCGGCGCTCGAGACCGCTTCGGCAATGAGGGGAAGAGGCACTTCTCCTTCATCCTCGATGAGGAGCAGGCAGAGGCCCTGCACCAGGCGGGTGTCAATGTCAAGCGCCTCAAGCCGAGGGACAAGGAGGATGAGCCGGCGCCCTACGTCAAGGTCAATGTCAAGTACGGTGTGCGTCCCCCCAAGGTCACCATGATCTCGGGAGGCAAGCGGACGTTCCTTGACGAGGAGTCCATCGGCATGCTCGACTGGGCCGAGATCGATCGAGTCGATCTCGCGGTCAGGACGTGGCGCGGTACGCAGTCGCCGTTCACCTCGCTCTACCTCGATAGGGCGTTCATCACTGTTGTTGAGGACGAGCTCGATGCGATGTACCGCGAGGATGAGGACTGAGATCCTGAGGGGTATTCGAGACAGTATGGAGGCATGGTATGGGACTCAACGGCATCATGGCTGCACCTATCTGGAGTGCGATCCTGATCGACGGGGACAATCCGATCGACACCTGGGCCCCATGGGTTACGGAACTCAACGTGAGGACGACGATGGACCGCGTCCAGGTGGAGATGAAGCTGATGGGAACGGATGAGAAGAAGTATCACATCTCATCCAAGTTCTACAACATCTGCTTCACCCAGGCCACGCGTACCCTGTTCATTGAACGGAAGACTGAGAATGAGCGATACATCACCATCAGAGATGATTGACATACGGATAGATGATCGCACCAACATGATTCACTACATCATTCCGGGAGAGTATATTCCGCCGGAGATGGTGGAAGCGATCAGCAAACAGATTATGAGAGAGATCAGCGAGTCATTCAATGCATCACATACCAAGGTACACGATCGAGTCGTACAGTCCCCGTCTTGACGGACTCGAGGTGCTTCTTCTGGGGATCGACTTCGAGCCCCTTTGCAAGAGGTACATCCTGAAGGTGCCCGAGACCGG